GGACAGAATCGGTTTCGCATGGGTAGCGATCGGGAAGCTTCGGAATTAGGCGGTGTGATACTTGGCAATTCTGTGCCAAGAATCCACTCACAGCTCAAAGATTACCCATCAAAAGGTCAAGAGCTGATCGATTTCAGCGCATCGGTGGGCTTGGAGCTCATGGATTGGCAAAAGTGGCTCGCAATCGAGGCACACAAAGTCAAGCCTGATGGCAGGTGGGCGCATCCTTTGGTCTGTGCGGTCGTGGCTCGTCAGAATGGCAAGAGCACACTCATGATCTCGCGCATCCTTGCCGGGCTCTTTCTTTGGAATGATCCGCTTCAGATTGGGTCAGCACACCGGCTTACCACATCGCTTGAAACCTTCCGGCACATCGTCAATCTGATTGAATCTAACGATTCGTTATCTTCAAAGGTCAAGAAGATTAGGTGGGCTCATGGATCGGAAGAAATCGAAACAATCCATCGCACCCGCTACATGGTCAAAGCTTCAAACAGCGCCGCGCGTGGAATCAGTAAGCCCGAAACCGTCTTTATGGATGAGCTTCGCGAGCTGAAAGATTCGGAAGCTTGGGCATCGATGCGATACACCATGATTAGCGCGACCAATCCACAGCTTTGGGCGCTATCGAACGCCGGAGATCAACACTCGAAGATTCTCAATCAGCTTCGCGAGCGCGGTCTTGCCGCCGCCGGTGGTGGCGATGATGACATTGGCTACTTCGAATGGAGCGCGCCGACCGATGAGATTGACAGCGTTGAGAATTGGAAGGCGGCGAACCCTTCGCTTGGTCGCACGATCCACATCGATAACATCAAGAGCTCAATCAATGATGATCCTTCGGTCTTTCGAACCGAGGTCTTGTGCCGGTGGGTTGATAGTATAAATCCCGCAATCCCGCCGCAGGAATGGGCAGATTGCGAAGACACATCGTTGAAGCTGGATGACATGGCAACGACTTGGCTAGGGCTTGATCTCTCGCCGGATCGAAGGCATGGGGCGCTGGTTGCGGCGCAAAGAATTGACGGGGAAGCATTCTTCGTCCAGCTTCTTCACACTTGGCACAATCCAATCTCGCTCGATGATAAACAAATCGCCAATGAAGTCGCGCCCTATGCGCGCAGATTCCAAAATCTTGAAGCGCTCGCTTACTCAAAGCGAACATCTCTTGCGGTAGCGATGCGATTATCGCCCGCCGGAATTCCGGTCATCGACATCGATGGCGCTGATTATGGAATGGCTTGTGATCAGCTTCTCGGTGCTGTGGTTTCAAAACGGCTTCGCCACAAAGGTCAAGTCGAGCTGACAAAGCAAGTTCTCTCAGCTTCAAAATTGCCCTATGGCGATGGCGCTTGGGTCATTGGTCGCAGAGCTTCAAAGGTGGCTGTGTGCGCCACGGTCGCCGCGGCTCTTGTGACTCACTTTGCGACACGCCCAAACACAGAGATTGACATTTTGGTTGGTTAGCCACTAAAAACAAAGGACAATTCGGACATGAAATTGCGCGATCTTCTTATTGGTGCGCCTTCGACATCGAAGCCGACCGTTGAAGCGGCATCGGCTTATCTTCCGCTCAATGAGAATAACATCTTCAGCGGTTTATTCAGCACACAAGACACAGCTTCGCGCGATGAAGCTATGGCAATTCCGACAATCGCTAGAGCTAGAAACATAATTTGCTCCACAATCGCTTCGACCTACATCGATGTATGGCAACGATCCACGATGACAAGAATTGATCCGCCGCGTGTTATCAATCAGCCTGATACGCGTGTGCCCGGCGCTAATGTGTGGAGCTGGATCGCCGAAGATTTATTGTTCTACGGATTCGCTTATCTTAGAGTCACAGATCGCTACGCTGAAGACGGTCGTGTGCGCGCCGCTGAAAGAATCGCGCCACCGAGAATCAATGTCGAAACAAACGCAATCTCTAGTGAAATCACAGGTTATTACATCGATGGCTTCAAAGTTCGCAACGAAGACATCAAAGTATTCATGGGAATGGATGAAGGCTTACTCAATCGAGCTGGTCAGACTTTGAAAGCTGGCGCATGGCTTGAGAAAGTAGCTCTGACTTATGCCCGCGAACCTGCTCCGCTGACAGTTTTGAAGACCACCGGCACAGCGATGCCAGGTGATCGAATCAGATCGGTGCTTGATGCTTGGAGCAAAGCTCGCAAAGAGCGATCCACAGCTTTCTTGAACGCTGATGTGACAATTGAGAAGCTTGGTTTCAATCCTTCCGAAATCCAGCTAAACGAAGCCCGGCAATACATCGCTTTGGAGCTTGCCCGCGCAATCGGTCTTCCGGCTTGGTTCGTGTCAAGTGATCCACAGAGCAATACTTACAGCAACGCCATCAATCAGCGCCGCGATCTCATCGATTACAGCTTGAAGCCGCTGATGACGGTTATTGAACAGCGATTGAGTCAGAGCGACTTTCTTCCTTCAGGACAATTCGCCCGCTATAACTTCGCAGAATTCCTTCGCGGCAATCCGCTTGAGCGCGCGCAGGTGTATCAGATACTTAGCGGAATCGGAGCAATCTCAGCCGATGAAATTCGGCAGGAAGAAGACATGATCCCATGAAGATCACAGTTCCCATAAAAATCACCGCGGCTGATAGCGAATCCCGCACAATCTCCGGGCGTATCGTCACATTCGATGAAGTCGCTAACACTTCAGCCGGTCGCACTATCTTCGCAAAAGGATCAATCCAGCCGACCAATGTGAAGCTCAATCTTGAACACGATCGCACACGCCCAATCGGTCGCACACTTTCAATGACCGAAACCGAAGACGGCTCTGGAATTGATGCGGTCTTCAAAATCGCAAACACTAGCGCTGGCTCTGATGCCATCGAAGAAGCGATGTCCGGATTGCGTGACGGCTTCAGCGTGGGAGTCAATGTCGATGAATACGACACCGTGGATGGTGCGATGGTAATCAAATCAAGTGATCTCATCGAGGTTAGCCTTGTCACCGAACCTGCTGTCAAGAGCGCCAAAGTCGCTGATGTAGCGGCAAGTGAAGGGGAAGAAACAAAAGAGAATTCCGAAGGCGAGAAGCCAGCGGAAGAAACAACCGACAAAGAAGGAGAAACCCAAGTGGAGAATCAAACCGTGGAAGCTCCAACCGTGACCGAAACGGTGGAAGCTTCACAAAAGGTCGAGGCATCAGCCCGCCCTGCTTTTTATACAAAGCCACGCATTGAGATCAACCCTGTCAAGTATCTAGAGCAAACCGTTCGCGCTTCTCTAGGTGATGAGGATGCTCGTCTTTATGTAAAGGCGGCAGATAACACGACCGACAATGCTGGTCTAATTCCAACCCGACAGATGACCGAAGTGGTCAATGGTCTTTCATCGCTAGTTCGCCCGACAATCGATGCGATTTCTCGTGGCACTTTGCCTGATGCTGGAATGACCTTCGAAATTCCGAAGATCACCCAAGCTCCAACCGTTGCTGTGACAGCGGAAGAAGCCGCACCATCAGAAACAGATCAAAATTCAGCTTTTGTCACAGTAAATGTTCAAAAGTTTGCTGGACAGCAAACCTTCAGCTTAGAGCTGTTGGATCGTTCCAGCCCGCTATTCTTCGAAGAATTGATGAAGACAATGGCGGCGGCTTACGCAAAGGCTACCGATGCCCGCGCAAATCTTGTCGTTTATCAGAACGCGACAGGTGATGCGACAACAACAACAACGTATCCAACAGCTTCAGAGCTTTTAGGAATTGTTGCCCGCGGATCAGCTTCGGTCTATAACGCAACTCAGCGCTTCGCAAAGTCAATGATTGTCAATACATCTCAATGGGCAAACATCATGACATTGAACGATGGCGGTCGCCCAATTTATAACGCCGCACAGCCTCAAAATGCTGGTGGTGTGGTTCGCCCTGATTCTCTACGCGGTAATGTCGCAGGACTTGATCTCTATGTCACAGCGAACACAGCACAGGGAACAGACACCGATGGTTCAATCTTGATTGTTGATCCTGAGTCATACACATGGTATGAGTCACCAACCTTGAAGCTTCAGAGCAATCTAATCAGCACCGGACAAATTCAGGTGATGTATTACGGTTATGGCGCGATTGCTGTCAAGATTGCTGGCGGATCGTTCCACAACAATAAGGCGTAATCGCCAAATCTAGTCATGATCCGGTTCGCTCCTGAGCCGGATCAGCCGAATTGAAAGGATCAGAGCTCATGCCAGCAATTATCACAGCCACACAGCTTCGAAATGTGCTTGGTGTGAGCTCTGCTCTTTATGATGACAGCTACTTGAATCAAATAATTGATTCGGCTGAAGGCATCATTCTGCCAATGCTGGTCGCCAATGTGTCAGGTGTCAGCCACATCAAAAGACTTGATGATGTCGCCTACTATTACACAGTAAGACCACACGGATTTGTTCCGGGCAATTCTGTCATCGTGACAAATGTGCCATCACCATTTGCGGCAACCGTCACCGTCACAGAGGATCAATTCACCGATCCATACTTATTCACGGCGGCTTCAGTAGGCGCAGACATCGATCTGAAGCCTGTCATTCCAAACGGAACAGCTACCCTTTCTGGCTATTCCGCGGCAGACTTATACGCGAACACGCCAGCGGTCGAAAGCGCGGTCTATGTAGTTAGCACCGAAATCTTTCAATCGCGGCTCTCTATTGGGGGTCAATTAGAGGGAGTCGATTTCACGCCTACACCCTTCCGTCTAGGTCGTAGCCTTCTCAGCCGCGTGTCAGCTCTGCTCGCTCCTTACATCGACACCGAAACAATGGCTCAATAAATGCCAGCATCATCAATTCAAGCCAATGTCAGAGATGCTTTCAAAACAGCTCTGTCAGGTATCGCCGCTTCTGTCTATAACTCTGTGCCGGAATCAATTATTGCGCCGGCGCTTGTGTTAGTGCCAGCAACGCCTTATCTTGAACCGACTTTGCTTTCAAAAGGTAATGTCAAAGTAAAGATCAACATGACGGCCACCTGTGTGGTTGCCTATAACTCAAACCCGGCATCTTTGGACAATCTAGAGAAGCTGGTGATTAGCGTTCTAGCGGCTTTGCCCGCTGGATACATCGCGGGAGTGGTCGAGCGCCCGCTGGTGAGTCAGATTGGTGCGGCTCAATACCTAACCGCTGACATCAACATCTCGACCTACTACACCCAAACAAACTAGGAGATAAATTCATGGCAACGACCGTCATTACCGGGCGCGATCTCACCTTGACGATCGCGACCAAGAATTATGATGAGCAAGCTTTGTCAGCTACGCTCACAAATGAAGCACAGATTGAGGTCTATCAGACTCTCTATGAGAAGGCTTACAAAAACATTGACAATCAATGGACATTCGAAATCGAAATGCTCGCAGATTGGGGCGCGGCTGATTCTTTGTGTGAAGCACTTTGGAACGCCGCCGAATCAGCTCCAAATAGCACAATCGCCGTGTCATTCACAGCGATAACAGGCGCGGCTTTCACCTTCAATGTCTTGCCACTATTCCCAAGCGTAGGCGGCACTTCGCCTGATGCTCAGACCGTCAGCCTAAGCTTCACGGTCGTGGGTAATGTCACCGAGTCATTTACCTAAAATCTAACAATCAGGAGCACAAATGAAACTAGGAATCATGGTCACTTACCATTCAGGCGAAAGCGAATCAGCAACAATCCTTCCGCCTGAATGGATCAAATGGGAAGTCAAAACAAATCGCAAGATCACGGATGCTTCAAAGGATGTCTTAGGTATTAGCGACCTAGCTTTCTTGGCTTATTCAGCGATCAAACGAGAGAAGGCAGGGCAACCGATCAAGCCTTATGATGTATGGGTCGAAACGATCGCCGACTTAGACATTGTGAGCTCTGAAAGCCCAAAAGCCACCCGCGTGGAAGTGTCGGCAGAACAGTAGTCGAGCTGGCAATTGCCACGCACATTCCGATGAGCGAATGGCGGTCGATGGAAGACATCATGACCGCGATTGAGATTTTGGAGAAGCGAAACAATGCCAAACGCTGAGCAAGTGGATGCCTATAACCGCAAGGAGATCAGGCAAGTCGCCGCCGCGTTCAAAGCTTTGGATGAGCAAGCGACCAAAGAAGCTCAAGAAGCTGGCGGAGCTTTAGCCGAATTCCTTCGCGGCAAAGTTATTTCAAAATCTTATGGGCGAGAAAGAGCCGCGGCTGTCGTTCGCGGTATAGCTGAAGGATCAAAAGTTTCAAAAACATCCAAAGTGGGCGAATTGTCTATTGGTTTCGCTTCTCAACGATTCTCCGGTGGCGGCACGACAAAAGAGCTATGGGGCGGAATGGAATTTGGATCAAAAAGATTTCGCCAATTCCCGGCATGGAATCCACAAGGTTGGTTTATCTATCCGGCGTTGCGCGAGAATCAGACCGAGCTTGTGAAACAATGGGAAGCATCTTTCAGCCGTATTCTAGAGAAATGGAGCTAAAGTGGCAGGTTCAAGAACACTAAAGCTCTCCATCCTTGCCGATGTCGCCGATCTTCGGGCAAAAATGTCGCAAGGTAGTCAAGAAGTTGAAGGTTTTGGTTCAAAAGTATCTGATTTTGGCAAAAAAGCCGGGTTAGCTTTCGCGGCGGCTGGCGCGGCGGCGGCGGCTTACGCTGGCAAATTGTTGATCGATGGTGTCAAAGCCGCTGTTGAAGATGAAGCGGCACAAGCGAAATTAGCTGGCACTTTGACTAGAGTCGCCGGTGCTACTAGCGGCGCAATCAGCGAAGTCGAGAAGTGGATCAGCGCTCAAGGTGTCGCTCTAGGTGTCACCGATGATGAATTGCGACCCGCTTTTGATCGACTTGCTAGATCAACAAATGACATTGAAGAAGCTCAAAAACTTGCGACTTTGGCGATGGACATCAGCGCGGCGACAGGTAAATCTCTGGAATCTGTCAGCACGGCTTTGGCAAAAGCACAAGATGGGAATGTGGCATCGCTGGCAAAATTGACCGGCGGTTTCGAAGCGGCTGATCTAAAAGGCAAAACTTTGAATGATCTCTTGCCAACACTCACATCAAACTTTCAAGGCGCGGCTGAACAGGGAGCCAATACATTCTCAGGCAAGCTCGAACGCCTTCAAATTGCTTTCGGAGAAGCCAAAGAAACTGTCGGCTCATTCGTGCTTGATGCGATCACGCCTTTGGTCACGAATTTAGTCGATAATGTAATCCCAACGATTCAAGATTTAGCTGATCGCATTGGCACGACTCTAGCTCCAATCGTTCAAGATTTAGCCAAATTCTTCACAGAGAACATCATTCCAATCTTCAAAGAATGGTGGGATTTGCTTAGCACCGTAATCATTCCCGGAATTGTCAAAACCGTCACGCCAATCATCAAGGGTCTAGTTTCTTTGTGGTCTAGCGTTGCCGATTCCATAAAAGATAACGAAGACAATCTGAAGCCTTTATTCAATTTATTCAAATCGGTCGCGACTTTTGTCGCTAAAACTTTAGCGCCCGCAATTGGCACAATCTTGGGCAAAGCTTTGACAGTTATCGGCAAAGCAATTTCAGGTCTAATTGATGGTTTCTCATCGTTGATCGGTTTGATCTCCGATGTGGTTGATGGAATAAAGGCTGTCATCAAATTGGTCAGAGACAATCCGTTGGTTCAAGGCATTGGCGGGCTGATTGATCGAGTCTTTGGCGGTGGCAAAGCCGCGGGCGGCGCTGTCAATGCTGGAACGGCTTATGTCGTAGGCGAGCGCGGCGCTGAATTATTTGTGCCAAAGCGTGACGGCATGATTGTGCCAAATCACGCTCTAGGCGGCGGCGTGGTCAATAATTACAACATCAATGTGTCAGGAGCCATCGACCCGATTGGCGTGGCTAGAGCGATCAATAATGTCTTAGGTAGAGAAGCTACAATCTCCGGCGCTTTCGCTAATTTTGGACAATCTAGGGTAATCGCAACAACATGACTTGGTTGCCTAATGCCACGGTCACAATTGCTGGCACAAGCTATGAAAGCAACACTCTAGCTGGATTATCTATTAGCTACGGTCGAAGCACGGTGTGGGAACAAGCGCGCGCCGGTTATGCTCAAATTCAAATTCTCAACACCACAAACGCAAACAATCTTTATGAGATCAACGATTCTGTGGTCATCACCATTGATGATAGTGCGGGCAATCCGGTCACAATCTTCACAGGTCGCCTTCATGACATCACGGCACAGCTTCAAGCTGTTGGCGATAGTGCCACCGTAGCGGTTGAAACCTTGACCGCGGTTTCTGTCTTTGCTGACATGGCGCGTGTAATTGTGGGGACGACAAACTATCCCAAAGAGTATGACAATGTTCGAATAAATCGAATCTTGACCGAAGCGGGAGTGACAATTGATCTCGTTGATGGCGGTGTTTATGAATTTCAGGCGCGAGCGACAAACCCGACCGATGCTTACAGCCTAGCGGCGAATTACGCGCAACAAGCTTTCGGCTACATCTACGAAACGCCAAGCGGTGAAGTCGGATTTGCTAACGAAACCCGCCGAACCCGGACAGCCGTGAGCGATGGTTATTTCATCATCAATCCTGATTACATTCTTTGGCAAGGAATCCAATCAACGCGAAGCTTCAATGACATCACGAATGATGTCCTTTTGACCTATAAAAACGGACAAACCGTCACTTCTTCGGATGCGGCTTCGATTGCTACTTATGGCACACTCAGCGCTTCGATTTCGACCGAGTTAGAAGATACAGGCGAAGCTCAACTCAATGCCGATCGCTATGTCACACTTAGGGCTTATCCTGAAACTTCCGTGTCAAGCTTCACAATTCAGCTTGATTCCACCGTGGTCACAAATTCTGATCGTGATGATCTAATTGCCATCTACATGGGATGGCCGATTCAAATCACGACCTTGCCTGTGCCAATCATTCACATCGCCTATCGCGCATTTGTTGAGGGATGGACTTGGAACATTCGCAACAATCAAGCCGCGCTGACAATAATTTCGACCGATAACACCTTGAGCCTTGCTCCGACTCGCTGGCAAGATGTATCGGCAACGCTTCAATGGGAAGATGTCGATCCTGCTCTACAATGGCTCCAATACGAATAGGGGGATGAATGGCACTTAGCCCAAATTACTCATGGCCTGAACCCGATGACACGGATTTGGTCAAAGACGGCGCGGAAGCGATGCGCGATCTTGGCGATGCGATTGATTCGACCGTCTATTCAATCGATTTGAAAGTTCAAGCTTTGATTCATCCATTCCTATTGATGGGGGCATAAATGGCGACCGCATACAAAATCATCGGACAAAGCGCACCGGCGGCAACTACCGAAGCCGATCTTTACACCGTGCCAGCCGCGACCGAAACAATTATCAGCACTCTTGTGGTGGCTAATCGAGGAACTAGCGATGCCACATTTCGAATCAGTATTGCGCCAAACGGTGCGGCGACAGCCAATTCACAGTACATCGCCTATGACTTGACTTGTGCGGCGAATGGAATCAACGCTTTCACATTCGGTCTGACTTTAGATGCGACAGACAAAATTCGTGTTTATGCTTCCACCGCTAATTTGACTTTCAGCGCTTTTGGATCGGAGATAAGCTGATGGCTTTCACAAAAATCCCGGCATCGACTTACATCACAAAAGAATTCACAACAAGTGGATCATGGGTCTGTCCTGGTGGTGTTTATTCTGCTGAATTCTTTGTCGTTGGCGCTGGTGGTGCTGGCGGCGGTGTTGGAGCAAGCGGCGCGACCCGATACACAGCGGGCGGCGGCGGTGGCGGTGGAGCTGTCAAAAAGGTTCAATTGCCTGTCACACCCGGCACGACTTACACAATTACCATCGGCGCAAAAGGCACAGGATCAGCGGCGGCCGCTGGCGGGAATGGCGGATTTAGTGAGATTGTGGCAAATGCTGTCACATTGATTCGCGCGTGGGGCGGTCGTGGTGGAAGCGGTGTCAATACTTCAGAGAATGTCGTGGTTTCGACATCAACATCAACGATTGGCGGCGGCGCGGGTCAAGCTGTCAGCGAATCAACTTCTACCGTGGCAAGTGGCGGCGGCGGCGGAGCTTGGGCTTCCCCTGCTTTTGCGGGCTTTGGCACAACTTTGATTTATGATGCTCAAAATCTGATCGCAATTTCAGCCGGTGGTCTTGAAGGTGCTTTTGGTAAAGGTCGTCAAACTTCTGCCTCAAATTACGGCGCAACACTTGGCGGAGCTGGCATTGATGGTTATGGAGCTGGCGGTGGTGGTTCAGCAACTACCGCAAGCGCACAAAATCAACCTTTTGGAGCCGCGCCTTATGGTGCGGGAGCCGGAGCCGCACCAACTCACACAACAGGATCAGCGGTCGGAAGTAATGCTTTAGCGAATACAGGATCAGGCGGCGGCGGCGCTCGCGGTCACACAGATGCCACTTCAAGAGCTGGCGGAGATGGAGCTGATGGTTATGTCCGAATCACCTATTTTGTCTAAGCGCTGGGCGATTATCAATGGAATCACCATTGAGAATGTTTTTGTTGCTGATGAAGATTTCAAAAATGCCAATTATCCGTCAGCAATAGAATGTCCAAATCACATCAATGTGGGTGATCAATTTGTTGATGGTGAATTCATTCGTGTTGAAATCCTTGAACAAGATGTCGATTTATCCTAACGGCACAGCTCAGCGATTTGTCGAAGTAGCTTTGGCAGAAGTCGGCTACATCGAGAAGCCGGAGAATCTGACCAAATACGGCGAACACATGAAAGCCAATGGATTGCCGTGGTGTGGATCATTTGTCAATTGGTGCGCGCATGAAGCTGGTCTAAAGCTTCCATCAATGGTAAGCACAGCGATGGGTGCTCAAAGAATGAAAGAAGTCGGTCGGTGGGATACAAAGCCAAAGCCCGGCGATCTTGCTTTTTTTGACTTCCCAAGTGACGGCATCGATCGCATTAGCCACATCGGAATTGTCGCGAAAGTGGAAGATTCCAGAGTGATCACCATCGAAGGCAACACAGCGCCGACAGGTGGAGATCAACGCAACGGCGGAATGGTTATGATCAAAGAGCGCGCTTTCGGCGTGGGAACATCAATTGTGGGATTCGCTAGACCAAAATTTCAGCCATTCGCCGGGGAATTCCCGGTGATTGAACAAGTCGAGGAAGCCGACAAGCCCAAAAAGAAACGGAGAAAGAAAGATGGATCAAGCAAAAGCTCTCCTAGCGAGCTGGTCGAGAAGCTTCCTAGCGGCATCGCTGGCGGTTTATCTAGCCGGAGCGAGTGATCTAGAAACAATCGCGAAAGCGGGTCTAGCGGCTGTCTTGCCGGTGATCATTCGCTATCTCAATCCAAAAGACACAAAATTCGGAGTCAATTCCTGATCCATGTCGCCCGATTCCGTTGCCCTATTAGTAGGGGTCATCACGATTGTCACAAGCTTCATCGCATCAATCAAGTGGCTTGTGAATCATTACCTGTCAGAGCTCAAACCTGACGGCAACGGCGGGCACAATCTTGAAGGTCGAATCCGGCGCATGGAATCCCGGATCGATGATCTTTATTCGCTATTGCTACAACAAGAGAAGCGGGTGACACGCCGCAAATCACGCTGACTTCTTGTTTTTGTCGGCGGTCTGCTCCACACTTATGGCAACCCACGCGAACGCCGTGGTAGATCAGGAGCAACAAATGAACGAGTTAGGAATGGACACAAGTCAGGTCATCTTTGTCATTCTAGTGATGGGCTTGGCTTTTTTGGTTGGTTATTCAATCGGCTTCAATAGCGGCAAAGAAGAAGGCTTTCGCAAAGGCTATGCCCGCGGGCGAGCTTTGGGTCGCAATCGAGCAGGTGATGATCGATGAGCTGGAATCTAGAGAATTACGAAGATGTCAATGCGCGAATAAAGCGCTTTCGGGCTGAATTCCCAACAGGTCGCCTTGAAGCTTTCATTGAGGACATCGACATCAAAGCCGGGCACATCCTTGTCAAAGCTTTGGCTTATCGCACCTATGAGGATGAGAAACCAGCCGCTACCGATTACGCCTTCGAGCTTCGCGATGGATCGCGGATCAATGCGAATTGGTGGGTTGAGAACGCCGTGACTTCAGCTTATGGGCGAGTCATTGGATGCCTAACCCCTAGCGACACACGCCCGACCCGGCAAGACATGGAGCGAGCCAAAGACTTAGAGGATGCCCATAAAAACGCCGTAGAAGCCGCACAGACCGGGCTTACAGCGTGGGAGATGGAGCAACTAGCCAAGAAGCGCCAAAAGGAGCTCCTAGACAATCCTGTGCCGTCTATGAGTGAAGCCATTGATGCGCTTCAAGCGGGCATGGGAGCTGTGCCGATGCCTGAAGCTCCGACCTGTAAGCACGGACACATGATTGAGAAATCGGGCAAATCGGACAAAACAGGCAGGGATTATTTTGGCTACACCTGCCCATCACGATCAAGAGCTGATCAATGTCAAGCCGTATGGTTCAAAGAAGTCGATGGTCAATGGCTCTCGCCACGCGATTATCAGGATTATCTTCAGGAGCGCGGTCGATGAGCGAAATTGCCCAACACAGAAACCTTCGCGATCTTGCTTTTGAGATTGCCGCTTTGACCACGCTTTTGGATTTTTTGGAAGCCAAAAAAGAACAGCTTCGGGATCAATTCCAAGAGATTGCCAATGAAATGGGAGCTGATGCGAGCAAAGCTGTGATGGATGGCAAGGAGATCGCAAAGATCAGCCTTGTCACGCCTAAGCCCAAGCCTTACATTACCGATGACAGAGCTTTCTTCAACTATGTCAAAATATTTCATCCATCGGAAGTCATTGAATCTGTGCGGGATAGCTATAAAAAGCTCTTTCTTGATCAAATTGAACCGCATCAAGATGGTGCTTTTGATCCAATCACAGGCGAATTGTTCGATTTCATTGAATTCAAACAGGGCAAGCCCTACATCTCAACACGCTTTCAGCCTGACGGCAGATCGTCAATCATCGCCAAATTCCAAAGCCATGAATTGCCGCTTTCGATTGAGGATCAGGCATGAAATACAAGCTGAGCGCAGAGCAACAGTTCAAATGTGCTGAAGCTGGCTTGATTCGAGCACAGCGCTACTTTGCCCAATTCAATGATCAATACAATCGCAAAGAGGACAATCCGGGAGATTGGATCAGACTCAAAGGCGACTTCTTCCAATTCGTCAGCTTACAAATGAACGCAATCGCCGCTGAAATGGTGGTGGGCGAATACTTGGGGCTCAACTATGGCGATCTGTCAGATCAGCGCAATAAAAGCGCGGCTGATGTGGGATCAAACATTGAAGTCAAACACACAGCATGGCAAGACGGTCACTTGATCATCGCGCCAAGAGATCGAAGCTCTGACATCGCTGTGCTTGTGGTGGGCGCTTGCCCGGAATACAGGATCGCGGGTTGGATACCTGTGGCAATAGCCAAAGCGCCACGCTTCAAATCGACCAAAGATTCTAGCTATTGGGTCGGACAAAGAAACCTTCGACCAATCGATACATTCAGAAAGAGCTCTTATGGTGAAGCACAAGTGTCGAATCTGTAAGAAAGTCACAGATCAGGAGATCATTCCTGAATTCAGCGTGACTTTGCCGCCTTATCTCTATGTGCTGGAATGTCGTGGCTGTGGTGTGCTGGGTGTTGAGATGCTACCGGAGAAACACGATGTGCCATTGGGGTAATCAGGATCGAGAAGCTTTAGCGCTCGAAATTGAACAGCTCTACTTGATTCCGGCATACAAAGACGGTCATCTTGAGTTATCCACAATTGTGGAACGAATCATTGAATTCATCAAAGCCTTTGAAAGATAGGTGTCCGAATTGTCTAGAATCTCCCAATACTTGACGCTCAGGCTTGACAGGCTTGCTATGCTCCGGGCGCTTGCGCGAGCCGCTTCGCGGTTTAGCTCGCAAGCAAAACGCATCGGGGGGCGGTCTATGCTCTTAGCCTTTGCGGCTCTCGCACTTTATCCACATCCAGCTAATTCAGATACATTTTGGAAGTATCATCAAATGAATCTAAAGCTTCACGCAATCAATCTGATTGGTGATTGGGATCAAGCTCTTTGCTTTATTGAGGTTATACATAGAGAGAGCACTTGGAATTACAAAGCAAAGAATGGATCGCACTATGGTCTAGGACAGATGCGATCGACTTGGTATCGTGATTTGAATCCATTCAAACAGATTGAAGCTTCGATCAAATACTATGACCATCGCTATGGTTCTCCATGTAAAGCTTTAGAGCACATGAAGAAGAAGGGTTGGACATGAGCTCAGCACTCAAGAGATCAGGATCAACGACACGATGGAGAAAGATTCGTGAAGAAGTATTGGCTCGCGATGGGTGGATGTGTCAGGTGTGCGGCGAAGATAGCCATCTCGAAGTCGATCACATACATGAACGCCAACATGGTGGAGATGATCAATTAGAGAATCTTCAGAC